AGACATCAATCACTATTGAATCGTGTACTGTGTTAACAATACAAGACTGTAGTAAACTTAATCTCTCTTCTATATGTATAAGAATCAAAGGTACTATATCTGCAGTTGCGAAACTCTGCACAGGATAATTCTTTATCTGTGTAAAGTGTGATACAGAACCATTTATTCTTCGTTCTACATCAGGAAAAGAAAACTCTCTGCCTGATGGTGTAGTAATACTTCTCTTTTCTAAAGCCTCTTTAGCCAATCTGGAGTGCCATGATGCGACCCCTTTGTACTTTTTGGTAAAGTCTTGGTAGTATTTAGCTTCTGCTTTTGTTCTACCGAATCCTGTCGCACCATATAACGGAGCAAAGGTATGTGCTTTAGCTTCTTGCCTAGTCGTACTTTGACCTGAAGCTGATATAACTTTAGCTGTATAAGCATGAACGTCAAAGCCTGTCTTAATCTCATTTATAGCCACCTCATCTTGTGATAAATATGCAGCAGTTCTAAACTCTAACTGTGCAAAGTCAGCTTCTAGAATCTTACCACCTTCCCAACGTGAAACAAATACCTTCTTAACAGGGAAAGTACCACCTCTAGGCATGTTCTGCATGTTTGGGTCTGCTCCACTAAATCTGCCTGTTGCAGTTCTATGCTGTAATAGTCTTACGTGTAACATACCATCAGTCTTTACATGAGACTTGATACCTTCCACAAAAGAAGATAGATAAGTATCTAATGCAGATAGTCTCTTCAAGTCTTGCAAGAAGTCACTAGCTTCTTTCATACCTGCACTATTTGCCATGCCTTGTAATATATCTAGATTACCTTTGGACACACCAAAGCCATTGGCAGATACCCATTTAGCATTAGGTGCATTAAACTTCAGTCCTGCCACTACATTAGTTGGATTGAAGATATATCCCTGACTATTGCAATTAACACAATTATTAGTATTAGCATAAGGTGTACCATTTTTTCTTACCTTTCTTATTTTGCCTGTGCCATTACATATCTTACACATAACAGCTTTTGTTCTAAATAAAATATCAGAGTTATCTTTAACTGCATATCTAAAGTCTTCCTTACTCATGTGAGGAACAAACTCATTTGCCCACATAGCTTTCTCTTTAGGCTTTCTACTATATATAACCCAAGACATCTGTTCAGGACTATTAAGATTAATAGGCATATCTCCCATAAGATTTTTTACTTGTATGGATAATCTGCTTTCTATCTCTTGCTTCTCTGTCTCAAACTCTTTTCTTACAGACTCTAGCATAGGCTCATCTACCTTAAAACCATTCCTATGTGTCCTTGCTAACGTTCTACATACTTTATTTGTAAGTATAACTGTATCCATAAGGTGTGCATACTTAACAGAGTTAAGTTTCTTGTACTGCTCGTCAGACAACTGCTGTGTAGCATTTAAGTCTGCTGATAAATACTGTGACAATTCATGTCTAGGTATCTCATCTGTGGCATAACCCTTTGCAAAGTATTCTTTCAAGGTATCTTCTTTCTTAGTCTCTAAGTCATACCTCAATGCACAATCTTTTAGGTGCAAAGGTTCTTTGATACCTCGTTGTAATATATACTCTGTAAGCATGGTGTCAAAGACAGGACCTTCATACTTGAAGCCACATTCCCATAACCACATTAAGTCATAAGCTATGTTATGTCCTATAAGTATAGTAGCTTGGTCAAGCAACTCTTGCACACCAACGTATGCTTCTCCATCCATATCCATATTATATAGATACTCATTACCTGTATCTGTTAAACAACCTACCATAACTAATTTATTAGTGGGTTCGTATGGGTCAAGATACATCTTCCCATCTCTTTTCGTTACTGTATTTTCTACGTCTAATGTTAGTTTCATGCACTATACCTCGCTGTGTGTGGGTTGATGTTGCAGTTTATCATGCCATGCCAACCTGTAATTTTGTTCTTAACAACATTCAAATGTCTCATAGTTGATTCGTCAGTAACACCTTCAACACTTGCAGGTTGTCCTATTAGTATCATCAAGTCTGCCTCTGCGGCCTTGCCTGTACGTGAGCCTTCCATCATTGCCTGATTAAGTCTCTGTCTACCCTCTGCTTCTGCATTGAGTTGTGACATGTAGAATATAACACAATCATATTGTTTTGCAATCTGTCTTGCATATATTGCATTTGCCTTGAGTGCTTCATCAGGTCTAGCATATCCTGCAGTACGTGCAAACTTATCTCCCATGTCAATCACTACGACATCAGGTTTCACACTCTTACACATACTCTCTACCCATGTCATGTCTTCTCCTGTCACGTCTTTTATCTTTAGGTTAGGAGATACAACTTTATATCTGTTCCTAGCTTCAGAGGGATTATCTTTTATCTGATACTTATCCATGTTAGATGAAGCAGTCAAATATCTAAACCCTACTCTATCATAAGACTCTTCGTTACACAAGACTACACAATTAGCACCTTGCCTAGCAAAGCCATTGTCTCCTACGAGTAGGGATGCATGGAAGCTAGTCTTACCTGTGTTAGGTCTAGCACCTACCTCTACTAGATAGCCACCATTGACACCCTCAACCTTCCTAGCTAGTTCAGGTAGATTAAATGACCATCTTGTTTGCTGACTCTGTTTAGCCATCAAAGTATCAAATGATATATCATCCCATTCTATCTTCATTTCAGGAGTGAAGTCATCATTGTATTTCTCTAGCAAGTCACGTAATGGTTTCATACTAGTCTGTGTTCCGTTTACAAAGTCAAAGCCTAGATTGGCTACGTCTTCTCCAATAACTTGTTGGAACAGTTTAGCTAACACATCCTGTGCTATGTCTGCTCCCATAGGCTTCTGTCTTTTAATGTCGTTAAACAATGCAGAGTATCCGTGCTTCTGTGCAGTTGTCATAGCAGGATTGCTCGACAAGAACAGAGCCTCTAACTCATCAGGGGTTACATCCCTGTCATACTTCTTTATTGCTTTGTCTATGGTGTGCTTGATAGTCCTAGCATCTTTGCTAAACAATCTATCAGGACACCTAGCACCTCTATGGTCTTCATAGAAGTCTTTATTCATTAGGCTACGTAGTAGTGATAGTTCCATATTGGTTCTCCTTTGGGGTTAGTTTGTATAGGTTGTTTATATCCTCTTCTTCTCCATACTTCAAATCATCTTTTAGTCTCAATACTTTTACGTCATTTACATATCCTCGTAACTCTTTTGCAAAGGCTAGTGTTTTGGGCATTGCATCAGGGTCTAAGGCTATGATAGCAGTTGAGAATTGTGATAGGTATCTCTTGTGTGAATCGCTTAATGATGTTCCCAACACAGCTACCCCTACATAAACACCATTGCCTACAACAGATGCACTTACACAATCCTCAACAACTACAGCCACTCTACCATGACCATAAGTAAAAGGCAAGTCACTATTTCCATATCTTTTCCATTTGGGCAGACGAAATCCCACAGACCTACCAACTGCATCAACAATCAGTCCATCTTTCTTGACAGGAAATACAACTCTATTCTCTTTTACATCATAGTAAAGTGGTATCTCTTCATAATTCAATCCGTATTCTTCAGCGAACCTTGTAACTTCTTTCCTGTGATTGTGATGAACCACATACTCAGGCAGAGCAAAGTTAGTATCAGCTTTCTTGATATCTAATACAGAGTTTTTAATATCATCTACAGATAAGTTTACCTTCTTAGTTCCTGATACAGGACAAGAAGATTTGTAACAGTTCCAAACTAATCTTCCCATGTTGTTGGTTGCAGTAAATGTTTTATAACCATTACAACTAGGGCAGTTAATCCTTTTAGTTTCTCCTACACTTAAATGTAAATCACTTATGTAATTATATATATTCATATTATATACTCTTAATGTAATTAGTACGTAATGTCAAGGCACTTTCTGCACTAGCATACGTATTTTTCATGTAAGGTTTGACTGACTGTGGGTTTGCATGACCTGTAACAGACATAATCTGACCCATAGGAACACCTGCATCTACCATTTCAGTCGTGCCTGTCCTTCGTAAATCAGATATTCGTAAGTCATCAGGCAATCCTGACAGTTTTATCACTTGCCTAGCCACTTTTGATAGTCTTTGGATAGCATATGGACTATAAACACCCTTCATAGGTGTTGGATATGGTGCAACATAGGGTTGAAAGTCATAGTCTTTCCGTTGTTGTGTAAGCATTTCCAATAAGTCAAGAGAAATTGGTAGGTGTACTACGCTTCTTCTCTTTGACTGTTGCAAATTTAACACACCTTTGTCAAAATCTATGCTTGAGAACTGTAAAACTCTCATATCTCCCACCCTTTGACACCATTCGTATGCCATTTGTACTATCAATCCCAAGTTTCTGTACCTAAAATCTTCATAACAGTAGTTAAGAAATTTCCTAACCTGTTCTTTTGTCCACACAGTCTTCCTAGCATGGGCAGATTTACGTTTGAAGGTGGAGAAAGGGTTGCTTTCAACATACCCCATCTCCATCCCAAAGGAATACATCTTACGTGCTACTGATGTAACTGCATTCGCCAAGTACACACCACGACCAAGCCATACTTCGTATGCTCTTCGTGCTATCGCACCTGACATTTTGCTAAGACATATTTCTGCCATACTTTTGCCATCAACTTTTGTACCCAATAAAACACTCACACAATATTGATAATCATGTTTAGTTTTATCAGCTAACACATTGAAATCGTTAGACAAATAGTATTTATTTGTTAGGTCTTTTAGGTTCACTAGTATTTCCTTTCATACAATTCAAACAAGTGATTATCGCAAAACTCTTTTACTGTTTTGGCTTTTGGTTTGCTACCATCTTCATTTCTTATATCTCTTAATAGCTTTTTTTCTACATCTTCAATACACGTAAACTCTTCGTAGTCTCCCACGAATGCTGTGTAATCTCCAATGCCATCAGCATCAAATCTTTCTTCATCATAGTAGAACTTTAGTATAAATTTGGTTTTTGACTCAGACATATCACACCTGCCATGCTATGTAAATACATAATGCTATTATCAATAGCTTACCATAGTCGAGGTCGAACTTCGTACCTTCCCCATATTTCTTGTGATACTCTACATTAAAAAAGTCTGTTATTTTATGCCACATTTTATTCTCTCCTTTATCCTAATTGGGTCTGTATATATTTTATCTTTGTATAAAGCTACAACTTCTACACCTAATTTTCTTTGTTCTTCTGTAGATGCATTAGCATACATTGTAGTTACACCCTCTTTATCTTTATAAACAGTCATAGTTTTGACATCATATAAAAATATCTCTTCAGTTTTAGGACACACCACCACTAAATCTATTAATCCTGTGCTACCCATATTTCTAAAAACTTCATACCCTTTCTCTAAATAGTGAGTAGCAACTTGTAATTCAGATATGTCTCCTCTTCTTTTACTCATGTTCTCCACCTCTATCGTTATCGTCATACTTAATTCTCTTGCCCTTGTAATACATATACCTACTCCTGCTTGGTGTATGGTAGCCTTTCTTTATAAAAAATGTAGGCTTTCTCTTTGCAGTTTCAAACGTAGCTACAGTCACAGCAATAGCACCTATTAGAAACACGTGAGCAGTAGCAGTTATACCAAACATCCACATACTACTAAAGTACATAGAGAATACTATACACCACATCCATGCTAACACTTGCATGACCATATGTCTAGTGTTTAAATCAGGTATGTGTCGCAATGGATTACGTTCATAGTTCATAATAGATTGCCATGTGTCGTATACTATTTTAGTCATTTTTTCTCCTTTCATAAACAGTTACAAATTGTATTTGTGATAGCCATAGTTAATACATAGAGTATGTATAGGCAGATTACACCACCAAAACAAATGGAAAATATTTTATATCCCACTACAGGTTACTCCATATATCTGTTATAGCCACAAAGAAACCATAGGCATACACCAATACAATAACTGTCTTCAACACCTTATTCATTTGGTCATCTGCCATGTACACCCAATCGTGATACTTCCTAGGTGTAGGTGTGCCATATGCTTTCAATCCTAAGTAATCAAAGTTCCAAGCATCTCGCCTTGTATCTTTTTTCTTAGTCATACAACTGCTCCCAATGAAAATCGCATTCATCATTTTGAATCATGTCAATTAGTTTCTTCTTAGCTTCTTGTTTAGCTTTAGCATCAAAGACTACATACCCTTTTATATGCACTCCTGTTTCTAGCCACACATCTAACCCTACAGGTTGAGATTCTTTATGTGCTTTATACATAGCTTCTTCTAACTTAGTCATATTGTCTCCTTTTCATCTGTATTTATAAATAAGAACCCACCATAGTTACCTTCTTCATCTGCTGATACTTCAATCGTAACAGGTGCATAGTTAGGTGCTTTCAATAAGAATTTAGGGAAGCCATCTTCGCCCTCTCCTAAATATTTGTTTATAGAAAAGCCTTCTAGTTGTTTGTAATATTCATTCATGTCCATTATACCATCTCCTTGTTGTTGTTATACATTTCATGCCACTCGCCTAACTGTATACCCTTGAGTATATGTGCAATTACATCAACTGTCCACCCATTACCAATCATCTTGTATCTCTGACTATTGGATACGGCACTAGTATAGTTGTCAGGTAATGTCTGCAATCTCTCACACTCTAGGGGTGTCAGCTTTCGCCACATATCTTTTGATACTACCACGTTATCTTTCTGCACAGTAGTAAGACAGTTAGACTTGTCATCTGCTCGTACCTCTAGTTGCCTAGTGAATGGTAGGTCTAGTTGGTCATCTTTCCTAGTACCATGCTCATCTAATCTACGATTAACAATCCTACCAATGGCAACCTTTGGTTCTCTGTGTCCACCTTGCATGGTGGTAAGAGTAGGTGCTTTGCCTTCTTGTGCATACACTCTCTTGATACTGTCATGACCCTTGAGGTCAGCAGTACCAACCCTAATCAATCCATCTTTGGACATGGTAGGGTTATCCTTGAGTACCATAGTACGTTGCTTACGTTCAATACTATTCCACCATACTGCACCATTATATCTAGCAGTAAGACAATGTGACTTGCCACCACTAGTCATCTCGTCTGTAGCATAGCCATCTTCCAAGATGTCTTGCATAGTGATACCCTTATCAATCATAGGTGGTATAGGTATCTGCTCATACTTACCACTACACAATGGGTCTAGTATCTTTCTGCCAAACCAATACAGTCTGTATCTGTTCTGACCACTAAGATACTTAGAGTTCTTAGCCTGTGGCTCAAAACCCATATACTTAGATATAATATCTTGTGACTTCTTAGACATACGAACATTCTCTAATAATACATAGTTAGGCATCATCTCGTCTCGCACACGTATGAAGTCAAAGAATAACTTACTACGAGGGTCATCAAAGTTTAACTGATGTCCTGCCATAGAAAATCCCTGACAAGGCGAACCCCCCATTAGAATATCTACGTTATCGCCATTGAAACTATCAGCATTTACTTTAGTAACATCTCCAATAGGTATGGCACTAGGAAAGTTCTCCTTCATAACTATGTTGGCATACTTATCTATCTCTGAATAGTAAAACTTAGTGATAGGTATATTAGCACGTAGCATAGCTAATGCACCAACACCACACCCATTAAATAAACTAGCACATATCATATTATACTCCCATGTAGCATGAAAAGAATACTGCAAGTATTCCTGTCACAATTAAAATTACTATTGCTTCGTTGTTGTTAGGTAACATTATTATTATGCTCCTTTCTTCTTGTCTATGTACACTCTAAGGTGTGTTGATTGCTCTATGGACTGACCCCAATAAGTTGCACCTGTACCCTTGAGTTCAGGCTTGATGTGTTGTCCACGTACTCTCATGGTGTATGACTCATCATTAAGATATACTTTCATACCTCTTGTTAGCTTCTTGCCATACTCATTGTTAGGTATCTCTGTGAAGATATATCTGCTACCTCTTGTGCTACAGTCATCATAGTATGCATTTCTCCAATTATCTTTAGATATGATTTCTTTTTCAAGCAATGATTCTTTCTCCTCAATGATACTAAGAAGATTTGTTATCTTAGAAGACAAGGCTAAGATTTTATCTTCTTGCTCTTGCAAGTTCTTCTTGTATATCTTATCATTGTTTTCAATGATGTCATCAGTCTTCTTCAAGTCTTCTTTTAACTCCTTGATTCGCATAACTCTACCCCTGTCTTGGTCTTTAACTTTATCAGACAAAGTTTCGACAAGCACGTTATCTTTTTCAGTTAGCTTCACAAATGCTCTGACCATGTGTTGAAAGTCCATGTGTGAGATAGGTATATCTCTACCTTCTGCTTCTGAATAATATGTCTTGTCATTCAAGTCATACATATCACTTGCAAGTTTACCTGTGGTTGTTGTTGCACCTAACATGGTTACTACTCTATGTATCTTCATTTTAATACTCCTCTATAAATAAAAATTCTATTCTTGATTTTGGGTATACTGCCTTTGCCATGTCAATAGCATGGTCAATGGCATAATTATATCCACTCTTTTCAAGTGCTTGTGGGTGTACATTCACTTGACCTTTGTTTCCGTCAATGGATATACCCACCACCCAAAAAGGTGATGGATATGTATTACGATTAGGAAGTGTACTAATGTTATTCAACATTATGCAACTCTCCCTTTTCTACCAACTTTAGCAGTAGCTAACTTATGTAGCTTACCAACTTTAAACTGTCCAAAAGATATGGTTTTGTAATCCTTATCTCTTAGATATGCTCTGCATACAGATGCTAAGTCTTGCATAGCAACCATAAAACCTGCAGTAGATATGTTTCTAATATAGAAACCTTCTGCCTGTTTGGTCTCTCTGCACTCTGTAAGCACCATGTCATACAACTTCATCTTGGATAGCTTCAAGCCTGTAGCTTGTTTGTACAGAGCAGAGGTAGTGTCAAATAACTTTTGACCTCTGTCTGACAAGCATTGACCTGTCACACCTGTTGATTGTACCCAATAGTTTACGTTGATATTTTTCTTAGCCATGTTTAAATCTCCTTTTTGTTGTTGGTTAAGTAAGTTAATAATAATATATTTATAATACTTTTTACCCATAAATGGAAGTATTATAAATATATTATATTAAGCAAGGTATTTATCTTGCCTAATGTTTTTGTGTCTACGTTGTAGCCTACGTTCTTTTTTCCAATCATCTCGCTTTTGCTTTTTGATTGTTTTCTTTACAGAAATCTTTTCAAATGTTTGTTCGTTATATTTGCTTCGCACTTGTCTTCTCCTTTTTTCTGTTATATGAACCTTTACCCTTCTTTGAGGGTACTACTTGCTTCCGTATTGAAAGCAATGCTTTTGCGATAGGGTTAATCTTTTTAACTTTCATATGTACACCTTTGGGTTGCCATTCTGTGTTGAATCCATGTGTATTATACCTACCCAATCTCTTGGAATTTCATTCCATTCTTTGAGTTTGTATTGGTTATCACTCACACTTTGATGCATGAAGTAATTATCTTCATATGGGTTATACTTTACTCTATCCCAATCTGCAAATTCTTTTTTCAAAGATTCAGATGTGGATAAAAAATACTCACTCATATATCCTACTGCGAATGCATGAACATTCTTCTTGCCTTCGTTACGCACTCGTTTTTGCCCACCTTTACGAACAATAAAGTTGCCTTCAAGCACTACACATTTTTTATGGTCTATCACTAGACCACTCTTGCAATCTTGTATGCTCCAACACTTTTTGTGTAAGTTCCAATATACTCTAACCTTTTGCATTGCAAATCTCCTCAATTATTACGTCATCATAGCCTTTGGCTATCCATTCGTCTGCATCTCTTTTTGCATCATTATAGTTTACATAGTAGTCATCACAACCACCAACCCATACTATGTATTTATATTCTGCCATGTTTAAACTCCTAGTTTAAGTTAGTATTCGTCTGAGTAGACTTCTCCAAAGTCTTCCCACTCTTGCTCCCATGAAGGTTGCCCTTCATCATAGTTGTCTTCTTCGTCAGGGTGGTAGCTATCGTCATCATCAACATATTGATGAGGGTGTGTCCACTCTCCAATACAACCATCATCTTCCTCTTCTCCGAAGAGTTCATTCCACTCTGTAGGAGTGATACCTGTCTTAATGAACTCACGTTCATCTGCTGACAAGTGTGGCATAGCCACTAGGATATTTTCCCCATCAACCCATGCTTGATATTGAGCAAAGGTAACGTCAATATCCATTGTGTTAATGTTACCACTTGTCATAGATGTTCTTGTAATTTTCATGTCAACTCCTGTTGGTTTGTTTATGTTAAGTATCTTATAAGTTAATAATACTTTTTACCCATAAATGGAAGTATTATTAACGTTATGATACGTAAGGTTAAGCAACGTATTTTGCACCACTTCCATGAGATACAATAGCAATGCTCTTAGCATTGATACTTGACCCACTACATAACTTGCAATCGTCACACGTAGTACGTCTACCCATTTCTGCTGAAGCAGGGCATAGTATCTCTTTACCCTTGACTACTTCATCAACGTTCTTGATAACCCTAAAAGTCCTAATGCCTTCATTCCATGAAGCTACTGCTTCTTCACGTGTATCTGCTGACTTCATACATAAGTCATATCTTGTGCTTACAAGATTATGCTGATGAGTATAACCTGTTCTACCTTTAGACATAGCTAAGAAGCTATCCCAAATATATGAGGGTACTGCAGAAGGGTCTCCGTAAGACCCTAAACGTATCAGCTTATCTTTACCTAATAAAGATATAGCTTCATGACCTGTAGCATAATCATATCCACCCTTCTTGTATGTTTTCCAAACATTCAAGGGTGCTTGATAAATAGCTACATAACAAGCTCTATCTTTAGCTAACTTCCTATCAGAAGTTATATCTACTGCCTCTCCACGTAAAGGGCAATTCCCACAGATAGAATAGTCTAAGCCTAACTTGTTGGCTTCACGTGGGTCTATGTCTTTACACAAAATCCAAGTCTGTATCATACTACCTGTTTTGTCATTACTTGAATTAACATTCAAGCCTGTAGCAATGACAACAATATCTTTACCATCAATTTCACTTTTACCTTCAAATAAAATGTAACCATTTTTTTGCTTAGTCATTTTGTAACCTCATTTTTTAAAATATCTAAAATAACATCAAATTTTTTCTCGCATTCTTTTTTTCTTTTTTGAAAACTATTACAAGTTTTTTCATTTAATTTGTTTAAATGTTGTTTAACATATAAATTTTTAAGATTTAATTTTAACTTATCAAATTCAATGATAAGTTCTTTTTTAGTCATTAATTTATAATTTTCCATAATGTTTCCTTGTTTGTGTTTGTGTTTAAGTTATTTATATATTTAATAACACTTTCACTAAAGTATCAAGTGTTTTTAAATATTAAATATCTAACGTCTTGATTTTCTTCTGTAAAGTTTACCACTCTTACGAAATTTAAATCCATTAGATTTAACTTTTCCTGTGTATACTGTCACAACGTCTACGTTCTGTTCGTCAGCATTGAATGGTATAGAATACCATACTGAACGTAGAGGTTTATGTGATGTGTAAGGTTGTCTGTAAATTTTAGCCATGTTTAAACTCCGTTTAATTATATGTTTCTGTTGTATGCTTTTTCTGTGTAGATGAATGATAGTGCCATACAAAGTATGCCAAGTAATCCAAAACCTAAGAAGGTTAACGTGCAAACATCTACAACCAAGTCTGTATTATCTGTGATAATATCGATTGATACTCCCACTAAAAGTGTTACTGCTATTGCTGAAAAGTATGATAATATCATAAGCATTCCATAGTTATCTGCTTTTTTAAGCATTACCATTTTTCGTTCATATCTTAATCTCAATCTTGTCATTTCAATTTTCCTTGTTGTTAGTTATATATATACTTAAATACTTTTTACCCATAAATGGAAGTATTTAAGTATTATATAACATAAGTGTTTAGCAGTAGAATGGACTGTAACCACTATTATCTTCACTCTGTTCAACTGTATGATACTCATTAGTAAATGAGTTTATACAAGTTAATATCCTGTATTTATTAGTAGCATCTTGTACTATTTTAATAGTAGGATAATTACAATTATGAATCCAAGTATTAACTTCATCAATGTTATTTAAGTATTCTTTATTACTTAAAACTCCGTTGTTCAACTTGTATGCTGTATATGTGTACATTGTAACCTCATGTGTTGTTGTGTTGTTTAATTGTTTTCATTAGATAGATTAAATAAAACCTTGTCAACACTATTTTTTAAGTTGTTGTTTTCATTAGGTTTTTTTATTAGTGGTTGTAGTAAATGAGAACGAAACAGGAACAAACCACCCTACTCTATGGGGGTGGTATATTATGTGCATCAATCATGCGAGTATGTGTGTTGTTGCAAAAATGTCACACTCAATTCATGCAATAGCATGGCAACTGATAGTAAATGAGTTGCTAGTTGATGCTAAAGCATTGATTATGCTAGGTTTTCTAAAGAAAACACCAGGACCTGGGCGTATATATGCACATTTACACGCATAATGCACCCTATACACACGCATATACACACATATATGCAGGGGTAGGCGTGTGCCATGTGGGGGGTATGCGTAGTATGCATGGAGAAATACACAGATGGGGTAAATTAACTGTTAACCACAAGGGTAACTGATGCACTTAAGCGTTACTAGTATAGGGAATAGTGCATAAATGTGTTGCATAAATATCACAAGTATGATATAATCGTACATGAGCATAAAAAAATGCTCTTGACAAGAAAGCCAAGTGGGGGTATAACTACACTTAAATGAAACACTTAAATGTATAATAACTTAATATATAAAAAACACTTATATGATACACTTAAATGTAGTAATGAATAGAAGCCTCCGTAAGTTAATTTAATTTCGTGCTTGACAATGCCTAAAAAATCAGTAAAACTATATGTACCAGAGAATATGCTCGATGCATTTTATGA